GTCATGCCGGGGCGTGACGATTCGCGGTCGATATCCCAATCTATTTCGTCATCGGCCGCGCTGTCGTCTACCGCCAATCCGTGATCGCGCATCTTTTGCTTGATCGTGGAGGTTTTCATTTTGTCCCGAATGCCGGGAACGCCCGCCGCTTTGGCTTGTGCCACAAGATTCGAATACCGTTCTTGCCCGGCTTTGAATGCGGCCTCGCGGTTTTCTTGCCGTTCGATTGTCGGCATGCCGAGTTTGCGCGCGAGCCATTCGGACGCGGTTACAATGTGCCCTTCGTGTTGGGTTGTGTGCGACTTCGGAAGCCAATTGAGCGAACGCCGCTCGCGCCAAGCCTCAATCCCAGCGGAGCTTACCCGCTTGGCTACGGCTTCGTTGCCGCCCCATTCGTATTCGCGTTTGGCTTCCTCGTAATCCGGATTGGATATTCCGTAAGCTTTATCCGTCTCTTTGACGATCTTCGCCGGATTGGACAACCGGTGGTGGCCTTGGGGCACCGGCAACCGTTTCGTGCGCGGGGCCAACATTTTGGTTGGGGACACTTTGGTCCCATTCAGTTTGCCGCCAACGCCGCCGACGATTGTATATTCCCCGCCGTCGCCGTCGATCAAAAGATGCGAGCCGGATTCTGTCGATATCCAATGTTCCGGCATTCGTTAACCCTTTCCGATTTCCGCCAATTTATCGGCGCCCTTCCGGGTCAGCATGTCTTTGGGTAAACGGGACAGGGTAAACAAATACTTGAAGCGGCACCGGCACATAGGCGCGACCGACGGTTGTTCTACATCGTCCGACCAACCGTCCGGCCCGGCTTTCATCAAGCCCAATTCCGCCGCCCAATTGCCGCGTATGCCGAATACTTTGCCATCGAGCGCCTTATGGTCCGGCCTGAAATCGTATCCGGCCTGACGCCAGTTCGATTCCCACACCGCCGCGATAGCACCCTTTTCCTTGGCGACGATATCCTGCAACGAGGCCGTGAATTTGTGGCCTTGGTCTATCAGGACGCGGCGTTCTTGAAATGGCAGGGAAGACAACGATTTCCGTATGCCGTCCTTGGTTTTCTTCCTGTCCGCGTCCCGCGTTCCGCCCGCCGGGACCGAAGATGCCCAACCTTGGAAACGCTGCAGCGTTTTCTGTATCGCGGCTTCGCGGTTCAACCGGATCAGATTGGCGCTGGCCATGCGGCGCCGGTCCAGTTCCGCTTTCATCTTCGGCGCCAGCATTTCCGGCCCGAATCGCGCAACGCCCGTTACTTTGGATACCGACCGTTTCGCTTCCTCGCGCAAAATCCGTTCGTAAATTCCGCGCAAATGGGCGTTGAGTTGGTCCCGCAATTCCTGTTGCGACACCATCCCGCGCAACGCGGCGGCTTCGATTTCCCGCGTCCAGTAGGCTAGCCGTTCTTCGCTGTCGTATCCGTGTTCCGCAAAGTCGGCGATGGCGTCGGTTAAAACCTCGTAAAAGGACCGTTGCATGCCTGGACGTTTGGCCATTCAGAAAGCCCGCCGGACCTGCCGGGGAGGCGCCAGAGGACCGGCGGTAGCGTGCCGGGGCAGCAACCCCGTCTCGCGTGTCAAACGGCCCTCAAACGGGCCGGAGGCGGCATGTCCTCTTCGCCTTCGGCTTCCTGTGCCGCGTTATTTTCCTGCCACTCGCGAAAAGCTTCGATATCCAAAGACAGTTTGGCCGGGAACATCCGTTCGTTTGTTCCGATATTGTCCGATATCCATTGCAACACGATAGCCTTGTTGGTGGGGTCGACCAAGGGGATCAACGTCGTGGCGGCGCCCAGCAACGCTTCCTGCCGGGTGCGTTCCGCTTCGGTCTCCGATTTTTCATCTTCCAGAAGCGACGGCCAGACGGCCGAAAAACCGTTGCGCCATTTCCACCATGCGGCCGTATATTCAACATCCCCGTATTCTTCCGGGAATTCCTTTTGCATCGTGGCATAAAATTCTTCGTTCCATGCCCGCTGCATCACGATATCGTCCATGAACGAATATGCCGGATCCAACCACAACCGGATACCGTCTAAATACATAACGATATGCTTGGCGTCCTCGCTGCCTTCGCCGAACCCTTGCGCCAACGTCTCATCGTTCAGCATCATCGCAGGCATGTCCGCTGCCGACGCGATATTCCGCAAAATATTGTCGCGGGCGAATTTCCCCGCGCCGTCGATATTCTGCAAATTCAGGCTTTCAACCGCGTCGTCCGAACCCACCGATAGCACATTGCCAGTGCCCGCGTCGCGGAGGATGGACCGCTTGAAACCCGCCATCGCCTTCTGGATGGCGTCAACCGCCGACGATGTTTGTTTGATCTTCTCGATTAGCAATCCGGCCTTAACCGCAACCATGTCGTCGGTCGCCATCGTGTTGACGAACGACTTGAGCGGAAACAACGCCCGTTGGTAAACCGATCTGCCTGTGAACCCAAATGCCGAAGTCGTGTATTCGATATACAACGGCTCTTCATGCGTCAGCACGACCGTCCGGCTGCGGTGCCACGGCTTGCCTGCGACGCTTACCGATGCCGTTTTCAGGAAATCGGGAGCATTCGGGTCCTGATTGATTACCAACGATCCGGCGGTATTGAGCGGATCGAATGCGGAGAAAAATATTTCTCCCCTCGTAATTTGTTCCCGTGTAAGGGGTTCTTTTTCCCCGACGCCATTGCACCCAACGCCGAGAGTGGCGATACCGTAAATCCGGGCCAAGCTGGCCAGCCGGAAAATGAATTTGTCGCACCCCAGTGCGGCCCATTCTTTTTCGTATGCCGCGATCAGCTTTTCGGCCGGGCCGGTTTCCACCGCGATTTTTCGGCGTTGCGCCTGTGCCATCTTGACCGGTTTATCGACGATTTTCTTGCCCAACGGATGATAGGCGTAGATCGTCTTGCACAGTTCGTAGCTCGGCGCATCGCCGGGCTGTATGTCTTTAGCCTGTAGAAGTGTCTGTAGCGCGTTCCCGTAGGACGTGCTGCTTAGGCCGAGAATGGCCATTTTTTACCCATCGCGGCCACGCGGGCGCGGGACATTTGCGCGTGCTCTTGAAGATGCGCCAGCCCGACGCCTTGGCCGTCGAGTGTCAGTTTCAACCCACCCTCGCGCAATGCACGTTCAATTTGCATGACGGTCGCGCTTGCTCCGGCCCGGCGCAGTTCGGAAAATAAACGGTCGATCGGCGCCATTAATACCCCTCCGCGTTCCCGAGAGCCAACGAAATGCCATAGGTAAAGGTGTCAAGAAGGTCGTCTTGTTGGTCTTTCACGCCCAACCGGAATCCGAACACCTGCCGAATAAATTGGTTGGCGTAATTGCCTTTGTAGCTGACCCGCTTTTCGTATGCCGAGGCCAGCATCTTGATCTTCTGTTGATAGACGTATCCGGACACGCTAATCGCCCGCTCGTCTTTTCCAACCGAGGTAAGTCCGCTGTCGATTTCATGCGCGGGCCATCCCCGCCGCCGGGCCTGCTGTAGCAGGATCGTCCCGCTGGCCTTGTCTTCCACGAATACGCCGAGCGATCCGAAAACCGCTTTGAAATGGACCGCGAATTCTTGCAACCGTTCGAAAATTTGAGGTAACCACGATATCAGCAAGTCGCCTTCAATTTGCACGATATCCCAATCCAGAATGCGGAGCGTGCCGTCTTCCAACTTGGCAAAGAACGTGACGCCGGTTCCGTCGTTTTTGGTGCCGGTCTTAACGGCGGTATCCATGACCGCGTAAACCGATTGGACCCATGCCGGGTCCGGTGCGGGTTGGCCATCGATAAGGATATTGGCAACGTCGAAATATGCGGAACCGGGCGGTTGCGGGTCTTGCTGGTAGAGGGACGCGAAGTCGCGCGGCCCGATGTTGCGCTGAATGATTTTTAGGTTTTCGATCCCGTAGCGTTCGGGCCAAAGAGCTTTGCCTTCGGCGTCGATTGCGGGGAGGCATAGGATATCCCAACTGTCGCCGGTCTCGGCGGCTTGGTTCAAAATCCGCCCGGCAAGATCGTCTTCATGCCAGCGGGTCATGGTCAGAATGATCGACCCGCCGTCCATCAAGCGGGGGTAAGCGTCGCCTGTATACCAATCCCATGCGTTATCGCGGAGCGTTTCGCTTTCCGCATCGGCCCGGCCCTTCACCGGATCGTCTATCGAGAGAACGTCGGCGCCCTTCCCGGTAATTGAACCACCGACGCCAGCGGCGACGTAAACCCCGCCTTGCCGGGTGTGCCATTCATCCCGCGCCTTGCTGTCCGGGGCCAAGGCTACGTCGGGGAAGACGTTGGCAAAGCGGCGTTCGGCCAATAAATTGCGGACGCGGCGCCCGAACGAACTAGCCAACCGGGCGGAATACGACGCCGCCATGAACTGCTTTTCGGGGTTCCGGCCGAGATACCACGCCGGGAATTGGATTGAGACCAGTTGCGACTTGCCGTGCCGGGGCGGCATGAACACCATCAGCCGCTTGCAATCGCCCCGTTCTATCGCCTCAAGTCGGTCGCATATCAGAAGATGGTGGTTCGCCGCGCGGTATTTCGGAAACGTGTAGGTTGTGAACGGCATCAGGTGTTGCCGGGCCGTAGCGCGTCTCGTCTTCTCCGTCCGGGCCAGTCTCGCCACTTGCGAGACGGTCGAGTTCATCTTCCGTCATGTCCTCAAGTTTGGGAAGCGGCGCCCTGCCGTTCGACGGTTTGACCGGCGCAATCCTGGGCTCCTGGTATTCGCGGATTTTGCCAGCGATATCGGCGGCGGATCGTATCATGGAAAGAGCTTCGCGGGCGGCGGCGTCGCGCTCCCGTTTTTTCTCCTTGGGCATGTTTTTGACCTGATTGGCCAATTCGACGCCCAACCGGAAATGCATTTCCATCGCGGTCTGCATGACCTCAGCGGGGGTGACGCCTTTTTTCCGCTTCCAATCTTCCAAATCGGCTAGATTTGCTTGGAAACGCCGCTTGAGCATGACCGCCTTGGTCACACCTTTCGGCCTGCCGGGACCAGGACCGAGCACGTGGCGCTTGTCGCCTTTAGCCATAACGCATTGATATTTCGGAATTGCAGGGCGCGGCGCCATGCGGCGCAGTGCATAATCGCCCAATAGTTGCCTTGGCTAAAACGGATTTGATCCCGCCGTCAAGCACTTTTTTCGGACCCGCCATGAATTGTCGGCCTGCTGCCCTCGGTCCAAATCGACAAAATAGCACTTGTCCGACCGGCCGTCACACCGTCGCGCTCGTCATAGGCCCAGACCAGATTGTCTAGCGCCGTCCGCAACGCACCTCCGGCGTCGGTTTTGTCCGTGCGGGCGTATTCGGCCCATCGTTTTAAGTCCCAACCCGCTATGACGAATGCCCCGATGATCGGCCAATTCGCACCGACCCGCGCAATTATGGCTTCGCATTCCGCTTTTGCATCCGATATCGAAGCCATGGTGCGTTGCAGCGCGCCGGACAACACGCCGGTTTCTGGCGTTGACGATCCGCGTTCTTCATATCCTGCCACACCCGCCGTGGGAGTTGATGCCGCTATTTCCCATGCGCGGTAAAACCTATCCGCCGCGCGTAAGTGGGACGCGGTTACGGTTGCGGCCTTCCCCCGTTTTTCCTTGCCTTCCCCGTAGAGTGCCAGTGTTTCCAATGGAGCGGCGCCGACCCGAAACGTGTTGCCGTCCCGCACCAGCCGGGGATTGCTAACTTGAACCTCTCCCGGACCCGCAACCCCTATACGGCTGACCGTAGTTCCGTCCGGCATGCGCTTTGCCACTGTGCCCAACCGCTGCGCCGCCGGGGATATTTCCTCCGCCGCCCGTTCGTCACGTTCGGCTTGGGCTTGCTTTTCGGCTTCGATCCGCGCCCGTTCGGTTGCCCGTTTGTCCGCCCGACGTTGCGAGCGTTTGACGGCATGGGGTATGGCGTTAGGTGCGGCTGATGGCATGGGCACTCCAAAAGTCGGCGATGCGCTGGCGCCATGTGCAAGGCTTCCAGAACCGGGGTTCGATCCGGCCGCATTCGCCGTCCGCCGCCCGCAGTTCAAACATCGCCCGCGGCGGGCGTTCTACACCGTCAACGGGGTGTATGCAAAGCTCCGGCGGCGTGCAGACCCCGTCCGCATCGAACGGGCGCGGGGACCATCGGCATGTGACGCAGGTTTTCACGTTTTGACCGGCCGGGCCGCGTGCATTGCACGGTATAGATCGCAGAGCATAAATTTATCCGCCCCCGGTCCATTTGCCGTAGGGGAATAGCACGCAATATGTAGCATGCCTGCCTCGATCATCGCTGGCGTCACCTCGATTTCCTTCGGCGCCTTCGCCTCGGCGCGCCGTTTACGCATCAAGTCGCGTTGATATGCCGCGCGGGCTTTCTTTTTCTTTCCGGTCAATGGCTTAGGCGCGGCGATCTTGGCTGTGGGCGGAGGCTTGGCTACCCGCCCCACGCTCGCTTCCCGCATCGCCCTGATTTGGTCCGCCTTGGTTGTGCCTGCCATGGGCATCTCCGCGCTGTTAGCTTTTGTTAGCATGCCTGTTAGCATCTTGTTAGCACTCTCCGCCGGGCGGACAACTATGTTTGGTGCTAACATATGCTAACATTTGGCGCCGTTATTCCTAAGCGAATATTGGTTTTTTAACGGATTACGGGAGTTTGGTGCCGATGCTGTTAGCTTTTTTTGCATCCCCACCCGAGCGGAGACCCCACCGCGACGGTGAGGATTTCGCATTTAGGCGGTTTCCCCGACCAATTTCTCAATCGAAGAATACAGCACCAGCCGCCGCCGACCGATGGTGGTGGTCTTCAATTTACCCTCGGCCATCAATGCGTAAAGCGTGGTCCGGCCGAGACCGGTTAGCCGCTTGGCTTCCTCGATCGTCACGGAAACGGGTTTCAATTTCGCGGTATTCATGGGGGGAGGGGGTGCTCCGTATGCATCCGCCGGAAAGTCGGCGGGCGGCGAAGAACGTTTACGAACTCGGCGCGCGCCGGGCGAAATGTTTTTAATTAGCGGTTCTGGCGCCTATTTCTTAACATCCCCGCCGCGATATCCTTTCGAATGCCCAACCGGGCAGCGTCCGCCGCCTCGGCGGTGGGGAGAGGCTCTGGCCTGCCCGCTTCCACCATCGCCGCAATCCAGTCGCGTTTCGCCTCTTCCCCGTTGGCGATGGCCTCGGCCACCGTCTCCCCGTCGGACATGCAACCAAGCAGGTCGGGAAATTCGATCAAATATCCCCCGCCTTCCTCCGCCGACAGCAAGCGCACGGCGAAACGGTATTCATTCTGCATCGTCGGCACCTCTTACGGCTTCCACGAAACGGACAACCCGGACCGCATAGACCGGCTTGATCGGACGGCGGGCGGGCACGGTCACGGCCTCGGCAACGGCTGAGTGTTCGAACACGACATGGCTCCCGCCCTTTTTCGCTTCAACCAGCGAAACAGAAGGCACGCGGCCACAAGATTAAGCACCCCCGTTAGGAAAGCCGTTATGACCGTCAATAGCGACCAAATATTGGAAATTTCGCATAACAAGCCGTTGCGCTCAATCATCGCCCATCCTTCGCGCGGTCGCGTTCAATTTTCTCGGCCACGGCCACTTTGATGTAAGCCGTTGCACTGCCGCCATTTTCGCGGGCGGCTTGTTCTAGCGCGTCATGGTCGGCGGGCGAAAAACGGAGCACGACCTGACGGTTGGTTTTCCGGTTCGGGACGGTAGTTGCCATGCCATCTTTATACACGCCCGGCCCGCATAGTGGTATACCGGAGACGCATAGGCGGTATACCCAATTGTGTGTGGTATACCATCCGCCTTGCGGCTATATCTGCCTCACCAAAACACGGAACGAGAGGGACAGCACCATGAATACCGCCGCATTCACCAATTACGACGTTGTGGTCCACTATCTGACGCGCGGCGGGAACGAGCGCACCCAGCGGGTATTCGTCGCGGCCCGGTCCCGCGCGCAAGCCGCTGACGTTGCGATCGGGACGGTGTGCGGCGTGAACGAACCCCGTTACGGGCGGCGCGCCATAGCGGGAACCGAAGTCTACCCTGAAACGATAGCGCCGCGCTAACCCCTAATTGAAGGAACCGAACCGATGGCCAACGAAGCCCAACGCGATGAATTCCTGATGCTTTCCGGCGTGGCTTACGGGTTCGCGGAAATAACAGGCAACCCGGCCTATGCGGAGCGCGGGCGCCAGTATTTCAATGCCGCGATGGCTCTTGAGCCGGTGTCGGCGGAGATCGAGGCTTTGACCGACGAGAAATTGCTCGCCGAGCTTTTCGCTTAACCCCAACCGACAGGAGAGAAACACCGATGGCTTACGCTATTGAAAACACCGGACAAACCATCGGGGAGCGCTGGCGCGCCGAACATTCCGCTTGGGTTGCCGCGTGGGCGGCGGAAGGTTCCATGTCCTCCAACCGCTTCGATCCCGAACTTGCCAATTTCGACGATGCGAACCGGCGTTGCGACAAAACCCGCGAGGAAGCCCAATACGCGGCGTCAAAGTCGCGGTGGCACCGTGTCAACGTCGATGCTGTCGATTTAGAACGCGCCGAAGGCGACCCGGAAATGGTCCAATTCATCGCCGCTTTGATCGCCGCACCCGATTTCCGCTGACCCCCAGGGTGTCCCCGCTGCGGCGGGGAGGCTCCGGCGATCAGCCGAACAACCGATTGAGGAATAACGGACATGAAGTTACGAGAAGCACTGACCAAAGCCGTTAATGCGGCGATCGCCCGAGGGGCGCCGGTTTATACCAACGTTTCGCGCGGACAGCGTGATTACGAGGCCGACGTTGCAAAATTCCCGACTTATCATAACGGCAAACCGCGCCCGCCGTTTGCCGATCTTCCGGCGTGGGCTAAGGAAAGCTGGGAACGCGCCTAACTTTGATCGGTCCTAGCCGCTTCCCAATCCGTAAGGAAACACAACCATGCCAAGCAAAGAGCATTTCATTCATGTGCGGCGCGTTTATCGCATCGCGTGCCGCATGTCCCCTCTCCAAGACCCTAGGGCGGTTGAAATGCGAGTCGCTGCCACGTCGGCGATGCGGGCGGTCACTGGCAGATGGGATTGTTGCGAACCATTTTATCGCTGGTGGGATCAGTTTGAGCGCCCCCGCGATCGTCGCTCAAGTATTGCCAAGCCGCACGTCGCGGCCGCTTGCACCCGTTTTCTTAAAACACACTAGGAGGCAACCATGATCCATCAATCCCCCCGCGTCCTCGCCGCCGCCCTGCCACGTATGGACCCGGAAATTCGCAGCGCTGTCATCGCCCTTTGGAAAGCAGGTTTTGTTGGCCCCGCAGTGCGGCTTTGCGAGGCTCATTTTGCAGCGTTGCAAAGCGACAAGAGCGCATGTTGAACGACAACCCCGCATGCTCCGTGCCCCGATATCCGTGGTCCTGGTCGCGATGGAATGCGCGCCGACCGTCCGGCACCGGTAAAAAATGCAAAATGCGGAAAATAGTTCTTGCCTAGATTCCGCGAATTGCGTATAAAAAACCCACCGAGGCGATCAAGCCCGGTATCGAGGAAGGAACCCGATCAATGAGCTACATCACTACCGGCGCACGTTTCGGCGGACACCAATCTTTTGCAGTCCGCGCGCCCATGTCGGACGATCAAATATTCCGCATCGCGCCATCGGTTTTCGCGGTTGAAAAACACGAAAGCCGCTCTGACAAATACACTTATATTCCGACTTTCGAATTGCTCGCGGCCCTCCGCAAAGAAGGCTTCGATGTGGTAGCCGCGATCCAAGGCCGGAGCCGGACGGAAGGCAAGGCGGAGTTCACAAAGCACATGATCCGCCTCCGCCATCCAGATTTTGAAGCCCGCAAGGCCCTCGGAACCGCCCCGGAGGCGGTGTTGCTCAACAGCCACGACGGCACCACGGCTTACCGCCTCATGTCCGGCGTGTTCCGGTCTATCTGCACCAATTCCATGATCGTGATGGAAGACGGCGCAACGGATGTGCGCGTCCCCCACAAGGGCGACGTGCTGGGCAAAGTCATCGAAGGGACTTTTGAAGTCATCGGCGAAAGCGCCAAGGTAATGGATACCGCCGAGGCTTGGTCCGAGATCAAATTGCTTCCGGAAGAACACCAGATCATGGCTGACGCCGCGCATGTGCTGCGGTTCGGCGACGCGAAAGGCGAAACGGAAACTCCCATACAGGCTGGGCAGTTGCTTCGTGCCCGCCGCCACGACGACACTGGCGCCGATCTTTGGCGGACCCATAATGTGCTACAGGAAAACGTCATCCGAGGCGGGTTGCACGCATGGGGCCGCGACGCCAACAACCGCCTTCGGCGCACCACGACACGCGAAGTCAAAGGTATCGATGGCGATATCAAGCTGAACCGGGCCTTGTGGATGTTGTCGCACCGCATGGCCGAATTGAAACAAGCCGCCTAGGAAGAACCCCATGGGCCCCACCCGCCTCCGCGCCTGCCTAACCGCCCTAAATTGGTCCCAACGCGGCCTAGCCGACTTGATAGGATATGATGAGGGGACGGTGCGGGGATGGGC